ATTAATAAATACAAAAAAAATAAAGAAATCATTAGTATCGCTATAATGGACCCACGCGAAATCAAATATATATATAATAAGATTCCTGAGGATATGGATATTGAAATAAATGTGAGTTGCCCCAACACTGAAAAAAATATGGTCTCAAATGGACTGGGTATTTTTTTAAATTATGAACGAACATGGTGTATAATAAAATTGGGTCCATTGAGTTCTCCGGAATTGATTGATAATTACTATAAACAGGGATTTCGTCATTTTCATTGTAGTAATACACTTCCGTGTGAACGTGGTGGAAAAAGTGGACACGTGTTGAAACCCTACAATGAAATAATAATACAACATATAAAAAATAATTATGATGACTGTGAAGTAATCGCAGGAGGTGGTATTCAAAATTATGATGATATTAAACACTATAAAAACTTGGGTGCTAAACATTATGGCGTTTCGAGTGTCTTATTTCACCCTATTAAATTCTTAAAATTATATTTAAACATTATTAGGAATGAATGCCTTAATTGATAAGGTGTACGAGTTTATAAAAAACAAGTGCTACACCAAATACAACTACCATTGGATATATTAAGTATAGATTTGAAGTGTAGCCATATAGTTTCATAGATCTGTTAATGAAATATTTAGAACTTTCGTGGACACTTAATGCTGCCAACATACCGAGCATAATCATAATGCCCAATAATCCTATTTTCATTTTCTTGGAACCATTGTTTTCAGCTTCTTCGAGATCGTCTTTTTGTTCTTTATTAATTTTTCTCAAGTTTTTAACTTCGTCTATAAGAACTTTAAGTTTATCATTATTTGAGGCATTTTCAGTCATATTACGAGGGTCCATTGGGTTCATAACTGAATTATTATTATTATTATTCATATAATATAGTCAGTTATTTTATTTCTCCATAATTTCTTTTATTTTGATGTTTTTTACAATAATCGGAATTTTCGTATTTGCTACGGCGACATTGTCTATATTCTTTTTGAACATGAAGCCATACTCTACAACTACATCGCAATTCCGGATCAGCAACTACGATTTTACTTGGAAATTCATATTTTTTAAGTTGTTCCATAGAACAAAATAGTCCCATAAATTTTTCATACGAAACTCCATTATTATTTTCTATGTGTTTATGATATAATTCACTTCCAATTTCGGTTAATATTTCATTAAGAGATTTATTGAAAAGATTATAATTTATTTGACCAATATTGATGTCCATATTTGTTCAATGTGATCTAGTTAGTAGAAATACTAATAAATAGTAAAAATTATTTTTAATCAAATTTTTAATCAAAATATTTATCAAAATATTTAATAGTCAGTCTAGACTAGACTAGTCTAATTGAGCGATACTCTCAATAAGCATTATTCTAAACTTCTCTTTCTTTTTTAGTTTCCTAAAAAATATCATATTTTTGAAAGGTTTTACGTGTTTTTCATAATATTGCGAAAAAAACATAACATTTCTTATAGGACAGTATTTGAAAAACTTTCCCATATATACAAGTTTCAAATCGCAAAAAGTCCTTCCGTCTAGTAAATAAACAGCATCTCTTTTTTTTATTTCGCTTACATCAGGAACCCATTCATATTTACGTTCTTTTAAAGATTCAATAATTGAATTCTTCTTTTCTTTTGTATTTTTCTCGTAGTCTTTGAATTTATTAAATAATTTATTTACTACCATTTTATTATCACTATGAATAGTTTCAAATGTTTTGATGTCCCTTTCCTCTATTTTATTTAATTCCCGTTCTATTGATTTTTCAAAAGCATCCATAGTTGATTTTAAAATAGTAGTGTTATTTTATTTTAGATAATAAAAATAAAAAAATAAAAACTAGGTTGCGTCATCTTCGTCAATAAATACCTTATTTGCTTTATACAATTGCCATAAATGTTCCTTTTTTTTTTCGTCTTCTTTCATTTTTTGATAGTCTTTCATATAAATGGTCCATCCTTTAAAATCAAAAGGCCATATTTTATAGTAAATACTATTTTTCATGATGAAGGTACTTGGTTCAATTTTCTTTAATATTGTTCCACGAAAAAATAATTTCTTATCGTTGTGTTTAAATATGATTTCATTTCTTTCTGGTATTTCCATAAAATGTTTGGGTAATACTTCATTAAAATATTCCATTTCATCTTTGGATATTTTTTCAGGTGAAGGGTATCCTTCTAAATAATTATGATATTCAATATCATCGACTATAATTAGAACTTGGGAATCGTCTTCGTCATCGTCATCCATATTTAATGTATAAAAATAATAAAAAATGATTAAGTATTTTTATTTAGTTTCATTTCGTGAATATTTGGTTAAAGAAACATTATAGTAATTTGGTTTTATAAATTCCTTCTTCATTTGTTCCTTTTCTTCTGGATATACATTATGCATTTCACATAATTTATCAATCATGTCTATATTGGTTTTTTTTATGATGCGGCTTAAAATAGCTAAACTTTCCATTTTTATATATATAAAGATTATGGAAGAAGATAATTATAATTATAATATGGAAGAAGAGAATCAAATTTTAAAAAATGATTTTTCATCAAAAGTGAAAGAATATATTACATTGGACGAACAAATTAAAAAATTGTCCCAATTGGTTAAAGAACGTCGCATACGTATGAAAGAATTATCAAATGAAATTATGGATGAGATGGCCGAAAATGAAATTGATTACGTCAATATTCGTAAAGGTGTTTTAATATATGATAAAAAAGAAGGTTATAAAGGACTAAGTAAAAAGGTTATGATTAATGGTTTAACACATTTCTTTAATGACGATGAAGAAAGAACACAAGAAGCAATGGACATAATTATGAATACTCGCGAAAAGGTAGTTAAGTCTTCATTGAAACTCAAACGATTCTAATATTTCTTATAGTATTTTCAGTATTAAAAATAACCACTTCTTTATTATCGCAAGTTATTAAAGCATCTGGCCCGAATGTATATAATATCTTTTTAATTTGTCGTTTGTGATTTCGGTCATTTGGACTATAATACCGTTGTAGTTTCAATGGTTCGACATTTGTTTCTATTTGTAGTATTGTTTCACCATATACACTAGCTTCCGTTTTAGATGGTGAGAAGTATACCCCCTTACCATAGGTTGAACCCCACTGACTTCCACATAGGTTTAAGTTGAATTTCTGTTCTGAAATTATAGTATTCGCATTTTCCGACGTTGTTCCGTGATACAGAAACATATTGATATAGGTACATATAGTATTGAATATAATTATATCTTGAATTATTCAAATTTTTATTTGTATTTAAAAATAATTTTTCATAGTTATTTATCAATTAATATGTCTCAATCCGTTTTGAATTACGAAAGATACGAAAGTCTAGTAAGTTATACTGTTTATGAAACTACCCACGATGGGTTGTGTTTGACGTCACAATTCCTTAATCGTGATGATGTTAATGACTACATTGACAGATTTACAAGTCGTTCAAGTTATGTTCACGTATATCGTACAAGTTGTTGTGATGTTCTTTATCCATTTTCGGGAACTTCGACACAGGCTACGCCGACACAGGCTTCGCCGACACAGGCTTCGCCGACACAGGCTTCGCCGACACAGGCTTCGCCGTCACCGCCTCCTACCCCATCGCGACTATCCCGGTCATCACGAAGAAATCCATCATTAGTATCAAATATTTCAATGGATTTTGAACTAATCGATGATTCACGTGGAACTACACCGGTTTTTGTATCGCCATTTTCAGATATGACTATCAGAAAGTATGGGAAGGGATATGTAATGGTTCCACCCACTGACCACGCTAATTATGGGGATAAATATATTAACAATAATCGTGGATGGTGGAATGCCAATGCTCAAGGTTGGTTTTTCAAGAAAAATTTCCTTCAGTCTTTCTTGGACCAGGGCGCAATTAAAGAAATCTAAATCTATTCTAATTAATCTAAATTAATTTAATATAATTTTTTCTTCATTACATTTTTTAGTTCCTCATTTTGTTTTTACTATACGTGAAATTATACTATTTTTTATAATTGCGAAACAATGTTTTATTGTATAATTATTATTATTATTATTATTTCTTTTATATATTAATCATACTATTATGGAAAAAACTATTTCTCCATTAGACAATAGATATTTTTCGAAAGTTCAAGAAATTTCCAAGTATTTTTCTTTGAAATCTTGGGTATATTACCGCTTATTTGTCGAAGTAGAATACCTAAAAAAACTAGTTTGTGTATTAAATATGAACGAGATTTCCGAATTTGTTTTAGATGGAGACCAAAAGATTTCCATATTAACTATACTCAATAATCTACTAGACGATTATCATAAAACAAATGAAGGATATAACAAGATAATGGAAATAGAAACTGAGACCAAACACGACATAAAAGCAATTGAATATTATATTGGATATTATATTCGTAATTCGGAATTATATAATCAACATTTAGATAAAATTATTAATCTTATTCACTATGGATTAACAAGCCAAGATATCAATTCAGTAGCTTTTAGTCTTCAATTGAAATGTTGTATGAAGAATGCTATAATTCCTTGCGTAAATAAATTAGTTTTACAATTATTTTTTATGGGACTTCGATGGGATAAAATTACAATATGTGCTTATACCCATGGTCAACCTGCGGTTCCCACAAAATTAGGTAAAGAAATTAAGGTATATAGCGACCGTCTCAGTTATTGGATGAAGAAAATAAAGCACCATCAATATTACACGAAAATGGGTGGAGCAGTTGGGAATTTGAGTGCGCATAGATTCACGTTTGAAACTATTAATTGGCCTGTGTTCTTTGGCGAGTTTCTAAAAAAATATGGACTTAAAAGGTGGTCATATACAACGCAAATTACTAATTATGATGATATAGTCCATTTGTTTTCACTGATTGTAGGAATGAACTATATGCTCGTCGATTTGTGTCAAGATTTATGGTTATACATTAGTCGAAAATATTTTAAATTAAGTAAATCAAAAGGACAAGTTGGTAGTAGCACTATGCCCCAAAAAGTCAATCCAATTGATTTCGAAAACGCCGAAGGTAATCTTAAATTAGCCAATGCGGGGTTAACATTTATGATAGAGAAATTACAGGTTTCAAGGCTTCAACGTGATTTAACGGATAGTACAGTATTACGAAACGTCGGTACCTATTTGGGTCATTGTGTATTAGCCTATAAAAATATTCAAACAGGTTTCGAAAAACTAGAAGTAAATAATGAAGAAATAGAAAAGGATCTCAACCGTCATCCGGAATGTTTAAGTGAAGCTATACAAATGATATTGCGTCGGTATAATATTAATAATGGTTATGATATTGTGCGGCGTGCTACTCAAAATAAGAATTATACTAATCTAGCGGAGTTTAAGGCCTCTATTTTAGATAATTTAGGTAATAATGAAATCGTTAATAATGATATCATTGAAAAAATAAATGAATTGAATTTCGATACTTATTAATCGTCTTAAACCACGTTTAAAAATAAATAAATATATATATATATTTATTTTTATTTTTATTTAATAGAATTACCACTAATTTATTTATAATTTATGACTAAAAAATGAGAACCGTAATTACAAATATGGATAAATTGATTACTGAACTAATTGATAATACAACATTACTATTAAGTGATATTGAATACAATGACCAGTTTTCTATACCAAAAAATGTTGAAAAACTGTGTATTAAGAATAGTTTAATAAATAAATTGTTTGAATGTAATCTGGAAAATGTTCGGCATTTTGAAATAGATAATCTGTCTAGTATTATTGATCTTGATTTTAGTATTTTTTCAAACAAGATCGATACTATAATTATTAAAAATATGGCGTTTTATGAATTACCATCATTTAGTAATCTCGAGAATCTTAAAACATTGGTGCTTGAAAACAACGATTTTTCAAGTATAACTATTGATAAAATGCCACCACTTTTAGAAGTATTGAGTTTAAATGATAATCCATTATTTGAATTGGAAATACTTGATTTTTCAGATTCCTTTGAAACTCTTAATATTAAAAATGTAAAATTCAAAGACAAACCGGAATTCGAAAGTAGTAATAATTTTACTATTAACTATAGTTACAATCATAATTGTTTAAAAAAATGTGAAATATGTGTAAACCAAATATATACACTACAACCCTATTACAATAAACAAAATGATGGACATTATATTTGCGAACCTTGCTATGAAGAAAATATTGATACGGATACGAATGTTCAAGAGTATCAAAAACTAATTAATAAAATAACAAACACTTATTATTGTGATAATATAGATTGTGAAAAACGAACTACCAATAATATGTTTTTTGAACCAACCGATTCCGTTTATGTAGATATAGATGAAGATACCGATTTTATGTTTTGTGAAGAGTGTTATGAACTCTATGAACTGGATTTTCCAAATATGATGAAAATGAATATAGATACGTTAGAAGAACAGATATATCGCTTTAAGAACAGTAATTTTATAATGAATATAACGTGTGAAGATGAACTCGCACAATCCAATGATATTATAGATGATATATATAGTCATAATTATGAAAAATATTATCACGCAATATTGCGTTCATCTCCACCGAACATACCATATAGTCATAGTCATTTACAATCAATTATTCAATTGAAATATAAATTTCCTAAATTAGATTTGAATAAATTAAATAGTAATTTGATGGAGAAACTATTTATAAGTAATAATCTTTTTATGATTGAATATTTTCTTAGAAATATGCGATTTTCAATGAATTCACTTCGGAATTATTTATGGGAAATTCTCTATAAAGGACACACGGAAACCCTTATATTTTTACTATGTAAATTCCCTTTATTTTTCAATCTAGAATACACTATTAATGGGGTGGAAGATTTAAATGAACGTATAATTAAAATAATTAAAAATAATAAATTAGAAAATTTAAAATATCTCGAATATCGGTTTGATATTACGTGTGATGATATATTACTCGACCAGAAATTGTTTGATTATTTATGTATTAATGAAAATATGGATATGCTTCATTTTATTAATTATAGTGAAGATGTAGATTTACAACTATCGTTAAATAATCTATTAAAACAAGGCAACTATAAAAGCCCTACTTTTTATAAAATTTGCGAATTGTTATATGATTTAAGTGAATTCAAACAATTAGTGTTCAACTTTGAATTGAATAGTAGTTGTAAGATATTTATGGAATATATATTAGTAATTGGCGAAAATATTAATTTTATTAAACACGTTTATTCGCAAACTAAAGATAAAATTAAAATAGAACTCCCTTTTCGTGTTTTTGTAGAAGCTTGTAAAAATGATGATATTGATTATTGTGAATTGTTTGTCGAAATGTTCCCGAATGATATATTTATTGAACTAGAAGACACCAAGGAATGTATTGTTGATTATGGAAAAATAGGTCACGGTTTATTCAAGAAACCACTTAATCGGTTTAAAAATATTACCCCCATAGAATGTTGTATTTGTATGGATAATTTATCTACAATTATCACATATTGTAGCCATCAATATTGTAAATCATGTATAAAGAGAACGTTTGACACTAAAACATTGTGTCCATTATGTAGACAAAATATCGACAATAAAGTATATTATTTAGCAGCAACGTAATAGGCTTTGAGGATTTGACATAAACCATATAGTTTTTTGTGTATTTATATTTATCTATTTTTCTCATTAATCTTCTTTCATACTAATTGAATATTTTACAGGTATGGACTTGATTTTTAATAGTATTTAACTACTGATAATTTATATTTACTACTTTTATGAGGATACAAATTATTTATAATATATATAATATAAATGTATGATATAATTATTTTTGGTGGTGGTTTATCAGGATTAACATTAGCACACGAATTAATAAAAAAAGATTTTAAAATATTAATTATTGAAAAGGATAATGAATTGGGTGGTATGGTACGAAGTGATACGAAAAGGAGTTTATTTCCATCAGAACACTCGTGGAGAGGTTATGCTCCATTTTATAAAAATACTTTTCAAATAATGAAAGAAATACCTTATTATGATACAAATGTATTTAATAATTTAAGCATTCCTATAGATTTTTATTTGCTATATGATAAAGAATATGGTTATAATTCATCATTAACGATTACAGATAGACTCATTTTATACTATATAGGTGTTAATTATTTATTAGCAGATAATAGAAGAGAGTATTATTATTCTTATAATATACAACCATTTCTTAAAACATATTTATCACATGCTGGATATAATCATATGATTAATTTTGTAACCGGACCAGGATATGGAATGAATAAAAATGAAATCTCAATGGGACATTTATTTCATTTTCCAATATTATCATATATAAATA